TAGGTCAGCTCTGAACCGTTATAGCCTTTTACCTTGTGCTTCCATCCCTTCTTCAATTTGCCCGTACTGCCTTCCGGGGTCTGGTTTACACATTCCTTCTTGAGCTTGTTGCCAACCGTCACCAGCCCCTTTTCGGCGGTTCCTGGAAATTCCTCGATAGCAGAGAGCAGTTTGCCGGACAATTCGTCTATCCCCTTAATATCAAAATCACTGTTGCTCATTGTCCTGCCCCCTGATTTCTTCCGTACAGTACAGTTCTAGGGATTCGTGGCGCATATACGGATCTACTATCGTATCGATGTCATACAGATGATCCTGATATTTCACCTTCATGTCGTGGGTAATGCCAGGCCGCCAGCGGATGGTGATTTTGCTGTATTCCGTATCCGCCTTGTGCTCCATTTCATAGAACACCTTGCCCCTGGCAGGCTCGATGGATGCCCAGCAGGTACAATGAACCACATCTTGTAACGTATCGAATCCCAAATCGTCAGTCTGCGCTTTCCGGCTGATAATCTGCACTCTCTTGTTAAGTTTTCCCATCTGCATTGCGCTCTCCCCTTTCAAAAGCGGCTGCGCCGCACACCGAACAATAACCACCGCAGCATCTTCAGCAGTCCGGAATAATCCGCTTCTTCCCGGTGCTCATACAAAAAGGCGGCGGCATACAGAATGGCTTCATGGAATACGACCGGGTTTTCTTCGGCATCCGCTTCCTCGCAGCGGGCCAGGTCCAAGCACAACGCCTGGGCCGTTTCCAGGGATGACAGGATGACGTCATCATTCGACGTGTCATCCTCATCAATCCGCAGATATTCCCTGGCTTCTTCCAGGCTGACCAACATGGCTTATGCCTTCGCTTTCACATCGAGAGCCCTGACCGCTTCCGGGAGCATCAGCATACCATCGACGCGCTGGCTGGCGAGGAAGCCAATCTGGCCGTTGGCTGCATACAGTTCATTGAGGCGCTTGAAGGAGCGGGATTCCCTATCGGCAATCCAGTAATAGCTGAAGTCGCCAAAGAGGACCGGACGATTGCCGGCAGCCAGTTCCGGCGCAAAAGAGGTGCTGTAACAGGGGCGGTTCAGGATGGTATCCGGAGTCCCCGCCGTAATGGACGGCTGCCAGATGTAGTTGCCGTTGTTGTCCTTGACCTTGCGCAGAGCCTTGATGGTAGAATCGTTCAGGAGCCATACGGCCTTGCGACGATACGGGATGCGCAGGGAATGGTACAAATCGATGACATCATCGAAGGTGATAGAAGCCCCATTGGCAGTGACGCCCAATTCCGCAGACGGGAATACGCCGGTCGGCTTGCTCTTGCCATCACCGACGAGGAAGGCTTCTTCTTCCTTCGTGCCGATACGGCGGGCAAATTCACTGGAGATATAGCTTTCCAAGTCGAAAGCGTTATCGTTCAGGAGTTCTTCCGAAACGCGGATGGCCGTCCCCAGTTTATAGGCCCCGATGGACTGCTGGCCGAAGGTATCCTGACTGTCCGGATACAGGCCGTTTTCTTCCATCCAGGCGGCTTCGCCATGCCCCGTTACGATGGGGATCTTACGGTCGCCGCTGGTATGGATAATCGTCGCCAGGCTGCGGAAGAAGTTCTCTTCCTGGAGTTTGTCGATGAGCTGATGCTCAAATTCATCCGGCACCAGATAGCCGCCATCGGCATCGGTACCTACGCTCAAGGCATTCTGCACATCAACGAAATTTTTATGCCGGATGCTGTCCCAGAAGGCCTTCTTGTAAGCGTTGGATGCACGGCCTTTCTTCTCACCTTCCGGATTCGGTTTGCCCGGCTGTTCTACAATAGGTGCCGAAGTCGGCTGAGCCATCATGGCATCCATACGCTGCTGGCGTTCCAAGCGGTCGATTTCCTTGCCCAGATTCACCACATCCGCTTCCATCTTGTCGTAACGGGCGGCGTCTTCGGCGGACACCATGCCGTTTTCATCACGCACCGTATCCAGGAAAGTCTTGGCGGATTCCCAGAGGTTCTTTCTCTTTTCACGCAGTGCTAAAATCGTATCCATTATGTTTTCCTCCTATCAATGAATAAGTAATGCCAGCCGCTTTTCCAAATCAGCGGCTGGCACGTTCTGTAAGGGTTTCTTCGGTTTTAATTTCTGTACAAAGGAATTCGTCACCGTGACCGGGCTGTACAGCATAGCCTCCGGCTGTTCCTCTCCTTCTTTCTGGTCAAAGAGAATTTCATCGGCAAAGCCCAGTTCTACAGCTTTGCGGGCATTGAGCCAGGTTTCATTGTCCATCATGTGGGCAATCTTCGTGCGGGCCAGGCCGCTCTTGATTTCATAGGCATTGATGATGCTTTCCTTGACCTCGCTCAACATGCCGATGGTCTTTTCCATCTCGGCTTTGTCCCCGTATGCCATGGTAGCTGGATTATGAATCATCAGGATAGCCACCGGCGACATGCAGACTTTTGTGCCGGCCATAGCAATGACCGAGGCCGCTGAAGCTGCCAGGCCATCAATTTTCACGGTGACATTTCCCGGATACTCCATGAGCATGTTATAAATCTGAGCAGCCGCAAAGCAGTCACCGCCCGGACTGTTGATCCAGAGGGTAATATCGCCGCTGCCTGCGTTCAGTTCATCCTTGAAAGCCTTCGGCGTCACCTCGTCACCCCACCAGGTTTCATCTGAAATCTGGCCATCCAGGTACAATGTCCGTTCACTGCCAAAGGCATCGGGTGCTTCATTGGTCACCCACCGCCAAAATTTATGTTTCATTCGTTTCTCCCTTCTGCGCAAAAGCTCCGGCATCCTTAAGCTTGGTCATGCTGCCGTTCACCAGGTACAGGTTGCCGCCTTCCTCATCCGGCACGGGGTTCATGTCTTCCATCTCCCTGATATCGTTGGCAGACAGCCAGCCGTTCTGTCGGCCGATGCTGTACCCCGTCATGCGGCTTTCGTAGTCGCCGCGCATAAGACCGTTCACGTTGAACTTGAGGAAATACTGCTTCTTTTCTTCCGGCAGGAACAGGGCTTTCTGCATGGCCTGTTCCCAGCGGATAACCCAGGGGTCTAAGGTGTATTTCACAAATTCCATAGACTGCTGCTCGATATTATTGAAGGAACTCTTCTCCAAATCGCCAATCATATGTGGCGGGATGCGGTACAATCTGGCAATCTCATCAAGCTGGAACTTCCTTGTTTCTAGGAACTGTGCTTCTTCCGGCGGGATGCCAATCTGCTGGTACTTCATACCTTCTTCCAACACAGCCACTTTGTGAGCGTTGCCCGTCCCCCGATACACAGCATTCCAGGAATCCCTTACTTTAGCAGGGTCCTTCAGCACACCGGGATGCTCCAGCACCCCGCTGGGGCTGGCCCCGTTGGCAAAGAAAGACGCCCCGTATTCCTCACAGGCCATGGTCATGCCCACGGCATTGCGGGCCATGGCAATCGGCGAATAGCCTACCAGGCCGTCAAAGCCAAGACCGGGAATGTGCAGCACTTCTTCCTTGGGTAAGGCTACCTGCCCATACGGCCTGATGTTCGGATTCTCATCACTGGTCTTAGTGTACAGATAGAAAATCCGCCCTTGGTCATCCCGGCACACGGTCATCTTATCTGGCCGCAGCGGATAAAGCCCCTGTACCCTTCCCAGGCGATCGCGGATAATCTGGGCATAGGCATTGCCCCAGATGAGCAGATGGCTCATGAGCGTTTCCCTGAAGATGAACGACGTCATCTCCGGGTTCGGCTCGTCATGGAGCAGATGATACAGCGGATGATCATAGACCCGTTCTTTGCCGCCCAACGTGTAACGGTACATCTGAAGTGGCAGAGCCGCCAGGGTTTCCGCCAAAATCCGCACACAGGCATACACGGCTGTCGTCTGCATGGCCGTGAACTCGTTCACTGTCTTGCCGCTCGTAGACGGGCCGAACAGGTAACGAAAATCTGTACCGATATAACAGTCTTTAGGTTTGTCCTGAGTACGGAACAGTTTAGAAAAAAAGCTCATTATCTAACTCCTTTGAACTCGTTAGAGGGTTCTGCTATAATAAATCTGCAAGATACTGGCTTTTCCAACTGGAAAGCTTGCCGTGGAGAAGATGGACGCCCGCCCCCCCCGAGTAAGATACGACTCAAGCCAGGAGTGAAGGTGGACGCCCCATCGTTCTCCTTTAAAACGAAAATCCGTACCGATATAATAGTTTTTGGGTTTGTCCCTTGACTTGAAGAATTGGGATAAGAATGGTATTTTCATAAATTACCTCATTTCGACAGATTTCTCTTTATCCAGCTTGAAAAATAAATCTTATATTTCATCATTGCCACACTTTCCTTGCCGTGATAAAATAATAATAGGTAATGGGCCAGCTACCACTGGCTCGCCTTCCTGTCAGCCCTTACGTCTATGCTTGCGGCTTTTGTCGTGGTGACAATAGGTATCAGGCCAGCCACCACTGGCCCGCTTTCCTGTCAGCCCTTACGTCTGTGTTTGCGACTTTTGCCGTGGTGACGCTTGGGCTTTTTTTATGCACGTATCCAATTACTCAAAAAGCAATAACGCCCCGTTCATCATAGACGCTGCCGCTGCCTTTCCCGTTGCGGATACAGCGGTCCAGCGCCATGATAGACGCCACGATTCCGTCGATTTTTTCGACGGATTTTTCTTTATCCGGCTTGATGTTCCCTGCCGGGTCCTGCCGCATGACCACATTTCCCGCCATCCATTTAAGGACAGGGTTGCCGCCATGGATGATGTTCCCTTCCATCAAGAGCTTAAACAATTCCTTGGAAGGCGGCGACATATCCTTGAAGCCTTGGCCGAAAGGAACCATGGTGAAGCCCATGTCTTCCAGGTTCTGCACCATCTGGGTAGCATTCCATCGGTCGTAAGCGATTTCCCTGATATTGTAGGTTTCACCCAGGCGTTCGATAAATTTTTCAATGAATCCGTAGTGGATGACGTTCCCTTCCGTCGTCTGGATGAACCCCTGTTTCTGCCAGACATCGTAAAGGACATGGTCCCGGCGGCACCGCAGTTCCAGTGTGTCTTCCGGCAGCCAGAAAAATGGCAAAAGGATATATTTCTCATCATCATTCCGTGGCGGAAAAGCCAGAACCAGAGCCGTGATATCTGATGTGCTGGACAAGTCAAGGCCGCCGTAACACATCCGGCCCCGCAGAGAATCCAGGTCGATGGGAATATTCCCTTTATCGTAGACCTGTTCCGGAATCCATCGGATGCTGGCCGACGTCCAGATATTCAGCCGGAGCTGTTTGAACACATTCTCTTCAGCAGGATTTTCGATGGCGTTCTGATACGCTTCCCGGACGCGCTCGATTTTGATGGTGTGTCCCAGGGACGGATTCGCCTTGTACCAGTTGGCTTCGTCCGTCCAGTCCTCATCCGCTTCCAAGCCATACACAACCGGATAGAACGTATAATCTTTCTTACGCCCCTGCATCAAATCCAGGGCCTTGGTGTGCAGTTCATAACAGATGCTGTTCTTGTCATTGCCTGCTGTGGTGATGATGAAGAAGAGCGGCTGCTCCCGGGCATCGCCAGAACCTTTAGTCAGTACATCATAGAGCTTCCGATTCGGCTGGGCATGGATTTCATCAAATACAAGGCCTGAAACATTCAGGCCGTGCTTGGTTCCTGTTTCTGCTGACAACACTTGGTAGAATCCGGCGTTGCGGTAGTTGATGATTCGCTTCCCCGCCGACCGTATCTTGGAACGGCGCAGGAGCGCGGGACTCATTTCCACCATCTGCCGGGCGACATCAAAGACGATGGAAGCCTGGTTGCGGTCACAGGCTGCGCCATAGACTTCCGCGCTCGGTTCATTGTCGGCGTAGAGAAGATACAGGGCAATAGCCGCTGCCAGTTCACTGTTGTGCGTTTTGACCATATTCCGCCCGGCCAAGTAGCAATGGGACGGACTGTCCACCTGGATGCACTGCATTTTGACTTTGTAGTCAAGCATCCGGATTTCTTTCAGATAATGAAAACAGGAACGTGTCTGTTTCACACGCTCCTGCCTGCGGATACTTTTCCGATGAAGTTTGCTGACCGGCTGGTCTGTAAAGGCTGTAAACCGAATCTGATATAGTGTTTCCCCGGTCGGCTCCCCGTAACGGGTAGACGGGCAGGTAGTCAGAGAATTCTTGATTCCAAGCGTCCACAAGAGTTCCTGTACCGATTCCGCCAGCTGCCGGATGGTACTGACGTAGATACTCTGGCCTTTGACATCACTTACACAGCCATCAGAATCCATGAGTCCCTGAAGCAGTTCCCATCGTTGATGTTCCGATGACCGCAGGTATTCCGGCCGGATAACTTTTTCTCTGAAGTGCGGCACCAGAATGTTCTTCAGTTCTTTATAGACAAGGATTTCGCTGCCGCCGCAGGTCTGTGGGTACCGGTTATGCAGAGGGTAAGGGATGAATGAAATAAGGTCATCCACATCGCAATCCCGGACAGTGATTTCCGGCTTCGTGGCGCAGCCATTCCCCAGCCAGTAGCCATACAGATATGGGTCTACAGGAAGGTTTGCCTCTGGAAGATGTAAAGGCTCATTTACGGGAATCCGTATGATAGAGCGGTTGTCGCTGAACGTTTCACAATACTGCCGGGTACGGCGGTAAATCTCGCCCGTTGTCCAACGTTTCGCCCTTGTCTTTCCATGTATATACTCCACATCCCACAAATGCCGTTCCCCGGCCACAATCCGGCCGCCATCGCGGAAAACCAGTTCATAGGCCTGTTCCGTGTCATCTACCAGACTTTTCGCTACCACATGGCTTGGCTTTCCCCTTTCGTCGAAGACGCAATCCCCAACGGCAAGAGTTCCCATGGTTTTCCATCCGTCCGGAGTCGGAATCGGCGTGTCCAACGCGAGCTGTTTCCCGTTCTTCTTTGGTATCTCTATATAGGCCGTCAGGAACTGCCGTTTCCCGTCTTCCTTCACGATACCGAATAAATCACGCACAATCTGTTCCTGCCAGGGCAGGAGCAGGAAAGGTTTCCCGGCCCATTTTCCTTTGGTATGACAGAGATTCTCGATGAAAGCGACGGCCCGGTCCGCCTTTGCCTTATCATAATGGGAATCCGGCAGCATGAACGCTGACGGCTTATACACAAATGCCAAACTTGTCACCCCCTTAACAGCAGTTCCATTTCATCCGTTTCTTTTTCTGCCCCGTTTTCTTCCCCGACCATGCGGCTCCGGGCAGACGGCGTCAGGCCGAACTGCTCGCAGAATTTAAGCATGATTTTGAGGTTAGTCTGGGCGATAGATACCTGCGGCACCTGCTGCAAGTAACCATTCGGCGTCCGCACCATATCCCCATGCCGGGTAATGAATTCTTCCGCCCCTTTCCAACGGGCGTATGCCTGGCAGTAGCCAGCAAAGGCCATCATATCCAGATTGGTCAGCATACCCATCTCAGCAAGGACTTTCCCCAGCCGTTTCCATTCCTTCTTGGCATCGTCTTCCAGCCATTCCGGACAGCGGGGCAGCCGGCCCTTGGGCAGCGGTTCTTTTTTGTTGAGCGGCCGATGGCCGGGATTTCCTTCCAGCACTTTAAGTGCCGTCGGTTTCGGTTTCCTTCCTCGTACAGCCAATGTCGCTCACCTCCCAATAAAAAAAGCCCTTGCGGGCTGTACGACAGATGAGACCGCATCTGCGCTCTCATCGTATTTTTTTATTATTTATGCATTTCTACAAAAAGGAGGCCTTGCGTTCTCTTTCCGGGCCTCTCAGTAAAGTTCTTCGAGTGCTTCATATTCCCGTTCCAACCGGCTGAGGGTCTGGCAGATGCACTGGAACCGGAAGCGGTTCTTGCAGGCCCGTTGCTCTTTCTTCAGTTTCTTGATTTCTTCCATCCGGCCTTCCAGAATGTACCGCCCTGCGCCCTTCAGCATTTCATGGTAGTCTTTTTCAAATCTCGTCATCGTAAATTCCTCGCTTTCGTGTGCTTTTTCTTTGGGGCTTGTCCCCTTCGTCATGTATATATATCACTCTAAACGCACATAATAGCAAGTCATTTCTCGGTTATTTATGCATTTATTCTACAAGAAAAGGGGCCCGTTATCGGCCCCTTTTCGTCCGGAACTTTACCGGAATTCGATGGTCAGCATCCCGTTTCCCATCCACCAGCTGCTTTCTTCATTCGGATCTTCGGAAAAGGCTTCTCTCGCATCCCGTATCCGTTTGTCCATGTCTTCCTTCCCAAACATTTCGCAGGCTGCTTTCTTGCTGATTTTCTTTCCATCCAGTGTAATGATTGTTCTCATCGTAGTTTCCTCGCTTTCATGTGCTGTTTCTTTTGGGCTTTCCCCTTTGTCATGTATATATATCACTCTAAACGCACATAATAGCAAGTCTTTTTTCGGTTATTTATGCGTTTTATTCTACAATTTCCCATTCATCGGCGCCAGGTACCAGCCCGAGGCTGCCGCCCGTGTCCCAATGCACATGAACAGTTCCGGCATCATCGACATACTGGACTGTTCCTTCAGTACCTGCAGGTGGTGCCTGCACATCGTTCATGGAAATCAGCCGCACCCGTGTGCCTTTCGTCCTTGCCCGGCTGTTCCGCAACCCCAGCCACAGGACGGACAGGTCGAAGCCGAATTTCAGATAATCCCTTTCCATGTTCTGGTAATACCAATCGCCCGGCACCCCGAATCTCCGCTCCTCATGCATGATGTACACCAGACCTCGGATTGTGCTGCCGTCCGTTTCAACAGGGACGGATTTCTTGTAGTAGAACCGCGGGAATCCTTCGTATACATCGAGCCGCCGTTCGTCCGCCGCAGAAATGCGCCAGAGGACGACCGGCACGAAGGCATCTTCTTTCTTTTCAATGGTAGCGTAGCACCCGGTCATGGAACCCTTAAAAAGCAGCTCGTACCCATATATTGTCCCTGTCCCTGCAAAGGTGGCATCGGGGCACCGCTGTGCCATTTGCACTTCGCTCATGTTGCTTCCGTAGGCAATGTAGATTTTTTTGTTCATCGCTCTCATCCTTTCTGAAGGGAATGCCCTTCTACCACCCCGAGGGCAGCCGAAGCTGCCCGTGAGGCTATCCCCTTCAAGCGGCGGCGTTGCGCCATGCGGAGTTGCCCGTGAGGTGTTTGAGGAAGTGGAGCCGGCAGGTCTTGAATTCGTCACCGATGAGTCCCAGCCGGAGCATCCAGCATCGGAAGGCGTATTTTTCATTGTCCGTTTCGGTCTTCCGTGCCGAGGCTTTTTTCTGTGTGAGGGCCTGATGGACAACCGCCAGGCAGAACTGGATGTAGGCCTTGATTTCGCCGGCGTGTAAGGTGCCGTTGAAAAGGCGGAACTCGACGGTTCCCTTGGTGAAGGTGGCATGAAGGTTCAGCCCGTGATAGCGGGTGCTGTTGTAATGATGGTCCCGTCCGTAAGGCGCTTCCTGATACCAGAGGTCGGCGATGCCGTCCATCGTGTCCGGCTTTTTCCGGTTGAGGTCTTTTAAGAATGTGGTGTTCGTTTTCCGGCAGTACCGGCTTTCCCGCGAGGGGTTGATCTGGAGAGCCCGGTAAATCATGTCTTCCTTGCTCGCCATGATGTTCACCAGATTCCGCAGGGTCTTCGCCGTGAACCGTTCAGCCCCGACGTGGATGTGGATGCCGCAGGACTTGTTGGCAAAGGCCCCGGCCTTGCGGAGCGTCCGCACCAGTTCCTGCAGCTTCGGAATGTCTTCGTAGGAAAGGATGGGGCTGACCACTTCCGTGCGGTAGCTGGCGGAAGCGTCCATGATTTCGCCGTTCACCTTTTTTTGCGGGATCAGGCTGGAGTCGTTCATGGCTTTCCATTTCCGTCCCCTGTCATCCTTTGCGGTGTAGGTATCGTAGGCTCCGCCTTCATGCCTGCTTTCTGTTCCGAAGAAGCGGGCCATGAGGCTGGCCGCCCGGTTTCTCGTAATCCCTGTCATTTCCATTTCTATTCCAAAGTGCAGTGTTTTCATAATTATCTCTGTCCTTTCTATGTGTGCGTGTGTTCTTTCGGTACACTATATATCACTCTAAAGGCACATAATAGCAAGTCATTTTGAGAATAATTATGAATTAAATTGAGAATTTATGTGTTCTGATTCCGGCGTTCCTTTTGCCTTTCGGCATGGGCGTGAGCTTCCGCTTCTGTGCGGAAAGCGCTCCATCCATTCAGTCCTTTCAGCAGGGCCATGCGTGATTCGTGGCTGGCTTTGGTTCCCATGCCGATGCGAAGGAGCCACATCCGCAGGTAGTATTTTTCATTTTCCGGCTTCCGGGTGACGGGATTGACCCGTTTCGCCTTTTTCGCCGCGCTGACCATGAAGGCCGCCAATTCAATCAAAGCACGGTTCTTTATGGCGTTGTCGGTTACGGCAAAGCAGAATGCCACCGTCTCCACGGTAATCAGGAATCCCCGTCCTTCCTTGCTGTAATTCTGGTAGACCGCAAAGAAGGAAGTCCTGTCTGTCACAGGCTCATCTTTCAGGTCTTCAATCAGCCTGTCCGGCACATGAATGTTTTCCTGTCCCGCGGCTCGGTTCAGCAGGTACTGCTGGGCATGGAGCATGAAGACCAGGTTGCG